TTGAAATGTCTGATTCTTTTTTCAGAATATCAGAATGATTGTCATCTTTGAGTCTTTCGATGTAGTTCTTTTGCATCTTCGTTTTAGATACATTCAACTCTCTCTTATTTTCATTATCATTTGTATTTGTTTTCAACTCAGAATTTTTTACCTTGAGCAAAACATTCATAGCAGAAAATATTTGAATGTCGAGAAGGTCTTCAACGATTGTTCTACGGTCTGATTGTTTGAGTTGCATGAATGGTTCAAATGTAGAACTACCCAAAACGACAATCTGAGTGAAGGATTTGTAATTCAATTTGAGAATTACCTTTTCCAGATATTCTTGATAATCACGATTGTTTGCCAACTGGTCAAACATCTTACCATCTTGTAATATCTCAAATACATTTGGTTTAACACCTCTACGAACAGTAAAGTTCTTACTACCAATAGTGAAATCAATTGTAACCATCAACTTTTTTTCATTGATGGTATTCACTAATTGAGATTTGTTGATGTTACGGAAAGCTTTGCCAAATAACCCAAAAGTAAGAGCATCCAAAATTGTTGATTTTCCCGAACCATTTTCTCCGATAATAAGAGTTGTTGGTGACCTATCGAAAAAGACAGTTGTAGGAACATCTCCTGTGCTTAGAAAATTGCTCCAAGAGATTTTTTTAAATACTATCATTTAACCTTCATTTAAAAGTTGTGGGGCATGATCAGATTGATCATCATCTTTAAGATTTTTCAAAAGAGTCATATTGACCATTTGATTGAAGGTAACATTTCTTTTAGCAGCCATCTTTGCTACCTGTAAAAATTGTTCATCGTCAAATGATACAGTATACAAATGTGTTTTAGGTGTGTTAAGTTTCACTGATGATGTGGAAGAGAAACCCGCGTTTCTTTCAGCTCGTGTAATTCTGTCTTTTTCTCTATCATCTTCATCTTGAGAATAATTTGTCATAATATCCTTTTTAGTTAATATATTATCCGATACGACCCGAATTTCTTTTTTGAGGTAATGTGTTATCGCCTTCCAATCTTCGTTTACGAGTTGTACCAGTTTCGTAAACAGCATTAAAAGAAACGCTTCTTCTTTCTGTATCTCCTTCTTCACAACGATATGGATATACAGTATGTAATTGTTTAGCACCAAACACAAAAAAATCACCGGCGTCAGGTCTAATTGATAATGAAGATTGGCTGAACTCTGCATCTGCACTAACATTTGATATAAAGGTAATTGAACCATCGTCTAAATCTCTATGAGTTTTTTTAGATGGAGCAAACTTTGGAACTTTGAGATACATCACAGAAGAAATTTGACATTCTGTATGTATATGAATAGGATTATACTCATTTGGTTGTTGAGAAACAACCCACATTGTCAACATTTGAACGAAATATTTTTCAGCTTGAACTACATCAATGTTAAAGGGATATTGTTGCATTTTCGTGTGTAATAGGAACTGCTTTACAACATCGTGAAAAAAATTCATTATTCCCGCATCTACTAACATCTCATGGGATACTCGTAATTCTGTATCTATTTGACCAGCAAGATATTGCCCATGATTTATCGACTCCTTATCAGCAATTACATCATCTGAAATTCCAATCATTATATCTAATATTTCTGGTGGTAACTTTATCTGAAGAACAGGAACAGACCAAGGCTGAAGAAGTCTCATTTCCAGCTGCAACTGTTTCGGTGTCTTTTTAGATTGTCTTTCTCTTCTTCTTCTTTCTTGTCTGTTGCTCATGATTGGTCTTTCAATGACTGCTCCTCGAAAGATTTTTTCTGTTGTTCAAAAAGTTTTTCAGATGAAAATATAGCATTAAAAGATACACTTCTTCTTTCTGTATCCCCTTCTTCACAACGATATGGATTGACCGAATGTTGTTGGTTAGATCCGAAAATAAAAAGATCACCAACAGTAGGTGCAATTGTAATATTAGGATGTGAAAAATCTATATCTAATGACGAGTTTCCAACAAAAGTAATAGCACCATCAACAGACCGTCTATGTTCTTTTCTTTCTTTTTTTAATTTTGGAATTTTTAGATACATTACAGCAGAAATTTGACATTCAGTGTGGTGGTGAAGTGGATTATATTCATTTGGTTGTTGAGAAACAACCCACATCGACACAATTTGAGTCAACCATGTTTCTTTCTTAATTTCTGCATCATAGGGTGTTTGTTGAGTTTTTGCATAGATTACAAACTGTTTAATCATAGTATCAAAAAACTTATCCAAATTATTTTTTTTCAAACGTTCAATATCTATAGTTAATTCTGTATCTATTTGACCAGCAAGGCTCATTCCATGACTTGCAGATTTTTCATCTGCTATCATATCATCTGTAAGTTCAATCATTCCATCTAAAACATACGGTGGTAACTCTGTTCTCATTAAAGGAACCGACCATGGCTGTAACAAATCCATTTTTAGTTCCATTTTAACTTGAGTAGGATTGTTTCCCTTTTTAGATATTTTTTCTTGTTTTCTTCTTTCTTGTCTATTCATTATACTGTTTCCATTGTCAAAGCTTCACCGTAAAGGTCTTGCATCAATTTATTCAAGTCTTCTTTATTTTCCATTTGTAATCCATTTACACAATTTTTGATTACACTCATTGTATCTTCAACATCCTCAATTCCATCTATATCATCTCCTAAATCTTCCATATCAAAAAGATTATCTACTACCGAAATATTACTAGTTCCAGCATCAATCAACTTATCCATCAAAGTTTCAAACATATAATTATTGTTTTTATTTTCAATAATTATTTTCACATAAGTATCTTCATATTTTGAGAGATCACCATAATTATTTTTCTCATCGTTGTAATATATCTTATGAAACATCGAATAAGGATTTTCTATGAACTCCGTTTCCATTGTTTCTGTATCATAGATATGAAATCCTCGTTTGTCGTTGTAATCGCTCCAAGTTATCTCATAAGGATTACCAAGATATGTGATATTTCCAGTAGTAGAACGATGATGAAAGTGTCCAGAAAATACTCTTTGGAATGCCTTGAACATCGTTGAGGGATATCCATCCATACTAAAAGAACCCTTGTTCATTTCTATGCCTTCTAAATGTAGATGACCAAATGCTGCTTTAGTTCTTGTCTTTTCGATTAGTTCTTTTGTTGCATCTTCATTATCGGCACACATCCAAGGCACAAACAATACCTTATGTTCTTTTGTCAGAGATACTTCACAAGGGTCTGAATAAACCGAAACATTGTTCATTCCTCTTGTTAGTTCTTCCATCGAATTTACTTTGAGAGTGTTCTTATAATAGATGTCGTGGTTACCAACAATGATTTTAGTGTTTATACCCATTTCTTCTAAAGGATGAAACAATATCTCTTTCATTGAATTGAGCGTCTTGAAGTTAATAAATTTCCGTCTATCAACTACATCTCCCAAATGTATTACATCGGTGATATTTCTCTCTTTCAGAGTAGGGAAGAATATATTTTCATAGAACTTACGAAAGAAATCTAAAAATAAAAGACTGTCGTTGCGAGCCCCGAAGTGAGTGTCCGTTATTAAGGCAATCTTCATGCACAAGCTCTCATATAAGAAGTGAGTGGAGATAATTCTAAAATAGCTTCATCTTTTTTCTTCGACACCACTTTAGGTTTCTTCTTCGCTCGTTTCTTTTCTTCAAACTGATAGATGAAATCATAGATATTAGCCCGTTTATCAACTGTCATTAAAGTTGCTCCTGCAGCTATACCACTTTGTTCACCAACAGTCATAGATTGCATATCCGAATTATCTTCAATGGAATTGTGGGCATCCATTTGTTTATATTTTATATAGAGTTGTTTCTTTTCTTTTTCTATTCTTCTTAGGAAGGCGTAATATATTATTTGAGTGAAGTATGCAAATGGATTTTTGGATTTCTCAGGATTGAAGTTACTTGCGTACATCACACAATTTTCAATTCCATCACTTACCATTTCTTCACGGAAAGCATAGTTTATGAAGTTAGGTCTATGGGATAGTCTTTCTGCTATTTTTAGAAAACACTCACCGGCATAGTCTGGTAATTGAGGTTTGCGTTCATCACCATCATCAACGGATTTGAGATATTTTTCTCTATACTCTCCCATAACTATTAGAAATTTTTCATTATCTACATAATGTTGTTTTGTTCTGGGTCTAGCCATTTGAATCCTTTAGTGAGTGTTAATAATATATTATTATAACAAATTATATCAATAAAGTCAAGTGATATTTTATTAAAAAAAGACTTGACTAATCTCGCCGTATCTGGTATATTAACTCTGATGGGTTTGAAATGAATCTATTGCTGCAGCACTAATTGACTAGCATGCTAGTTACCTCAAACGAATCTATATTCTTACTTTCCTGTTCATCTAGTATCTCATCGTATATCTTCGACATCTTTGCAGACAAACTAGTCATTGTCACAACATACTTCGTAGATACAGGAATTATTTCATCATCCGTATAAGGTATCCATTTCGTAAATCGGACTCCTTCCTCATCTTTTTCAAACACATGAGTTATTTGCACTGGGTGCTTCAGATTAAAAAACCCATCGGTTGGTTTCAAATACACAGCCAGAATTTCTTCTCCTGTTGAAAGTTTGATATATTTGTGTGAGCTCATATTACCCCTTGAGTGATATTACATGGAAAGATTATCTCCACAATGGCCCTTTTGCCCAATAAGAAAGAGTTTTTCTAACTCCACTAGTAACAGGGTCAACTTTGTGAAAATGATTTGAAGTAAATATTAAACAATAACCAGGCTTAAATTTATCTACAATAATTTGATTTGATTTCTCACCAATATTAAACAATTTTAAATTACCACCAGTATATTTTTCAGTAGATACATTTAAAAGAACGGTTAATTTTAAATCATAATCTTGAAAGTTTTTTGTTCCATCCATATGCCAATCATAACTAGGATTTTTTAAATCATAATGATTTAAGTTTAAAGCATGGGAATCATCTAATGGAATTAAATTATATTTAAATGAATTTTTATTGGTATCAAATATAAATCTTTCAAATTTTCCTAAATAATTTTCGAGTACAGGCCAGGGAACACACGATACTCTAGATTTTTTAATCCCAGTAAAAGATTTTTTACTTTCTGGTTCGGTTACTTTAGATTGACTAGATTCAAAAACATCAACAATAGTCTTCACTTCATCTTCAGAATAAAGGGGATCATCACTCATATATACTTGATTATAATTTCCCATATTATATTACCCCCTGAGTGATACTACATAGATTTTATAAGGAAACTGTTCAGAACTATAAATCTTTATTCTTTCAGAAAAATGGTTCAATGTATAATTTTTTCTATCGTTATGAGTCAGATCATCTGAAATATCATAAAGACGTGCTGAATCTTTAGTCTCAGATTTCCTCAATCCTCTACCTATTGACTGCAAATTTCTAATACGACTCTTAGAAGGAGAAGCGAAAACAATGTTATGAATGTTCCGAATATTGATGCCGGTACTGTATACGCCATAACTTGCACAGATAATAGCATCCTTTTCCTTCTCGACAAGTTCTCTGACTTTTTCTCTTGAATCTGCATCTGTTCCTCCATAAACAAAAAAGATTTTCCTAGAAGAATCAACAATCTCTTCCAGTATTGAATGTAGAATGTTACCGTGTTTTTCTATCAATTGAAATAGAACTAATGTGTTCCCACTCAGACTCTCTACAAGATTACAGATATACTTGTTTCGTTCTGGATGACTCACTATGAAATCTATCTCTTCTTGATAGTTCATTTTTGATACAACGGCACATTCCTTTTTATTATATTTTAAAATAAGACAATTTATATCAATCGATGATATCGTCTTGTTCTTGATAAGTTCTTTTGTAGTGGTTACTTTCTTTATTGAACCAAACAACCCCTCTAGTATTAATTTATGTACTTCTACTCCGTCTAGTGTTCCTGTAGTTCCAATTCGATAAGGAGTATTTTCCAGATTCTTTAATATCTTAGTAAGAGAACGAGCTTTGTAAAGATGTGCTTCATCTCCTATCACCAGACTAAAATCACTGAAGAAATCTTTATTTAATTCATAAAGTGATTGCCATGTCGAAATAACGATTGGTTTGTCTGTTTCTTTTTCTTGTCCACCATAAATCTTATGAACTAGTTGTTCTGCATCGAATGAATCGTCTATCTTCGCATATGCTTCAAAGTCAGAATACATTTGACTTACCAGAGAGAGTGTTGGAACAATAACTAGAGCTTTCTCAGGTAAGTAGTATCGTATCAGATAGTAGATTATAAGAGATTTACCAGATGCAGTTGGTGATAATAACACACACCTTTTATTGTCTATTGAATGTCTTACTGCTAAACTTTGATAATCTCTTAGTTTGTATTCACAAGGAAATGATGTAAGAAATTTAAAATAATCGTCATTGGAGATTGGTTCAAGAATCTCTCCTGTATTATCTATAAGCTCATATTCTCGGTCAACAGAAAATCTACTTATTTCTGACTTGAGACCAGCATAAATTCGATTACTGTCCATATTGAAAAGGTAAACATATCCATCCCATTTTTTTCTCCTGAACATGGGCATGAACTGATAACCATT